CTGATCAACTCCAGCAAGGAGTTGAAGAACCTCTTCAACCAGGCCGTGAAGGGCAGCTGGTCTGCCGACCTGTTTACCGCCAAGCTCAAGAACACGAACTGGTGGAAGACGCAGCCGGACAGCCTGCGTCAGTACATCACCACCAAGTACACCGACCCGGCCACCTGGCGGCAGAAGTACGGCCAGGGCATCTCGGACATGAACGCCCTCGCGGTGCAGGTGGGCCTGGGCAACCAGCTCAACGGCAAGAATGCCTCCAAGCTGCTCCAGACCGCCACGTACTACTCGCTGGCGCTCGGCTGGTCCGACGCCAGGATCAAGGATTGGCTCGGTGGCCAGGTCCAGGGCCACGCCGGGGTGATGTGGGGCGAGGCCGGCGATACCTACGACAAGCTTCAGAGCATCGCGTACCTGAACGGGATCAAGCTCAACACGTCCTGGTACACCAACAACGTCCGGGCCGTGGAGTCGGGGAAGTCCACGGAGTCCCAGCTGGAGGACTCGATCAGGAAGACCGCGGCAGCGCGCTACAGCGCGTTCCGCGACCAGATCCTGGCCGGCCAGAACGTGATGGATCTGGCCAGCCCGTACATCCAGTCCGTCTCCAAGATCCTGGAGATCCCGTCCACGGACGTGGACCTGTTCAACAGCCACGTGGCCAAGGCCATGTCCAGCAACACCAAGGGCCAGGCCATGAGCATCTGGCAGTTCGAGAACTCACTGCGCCAGGACCCGACGTGGAAGAAGACGCAGAACGCGCAGGACTCGATCATGCAGACCGCGCATCAGGTGCTCCAGTCCTTCGGAAAGGCGTTCTGAGATGGCGACAGCCCCCGTCCTCGTAGGCGGTCACGCGCCCGGCAAGGTCACCGACCCGGGCTTCTCCCAGTCCGCCACGGACCGGTACACCAACGCCCTCACTGGTGCGAACAGGGACGCCTTCGTGGCGTTGAACGCCCTGTTCACGTCCTACGGCCTGGGCACCCTGGCCCCGAAGATCTTCAGCTACATCCAGAACGGGTACTCGGCCGACACGATCAGCCTGCTGTTGCAGGACACGACCGAGTACAAGCAGCGCTTCGCAGGCAACGACCTGCGGGCCAAGGCAGGTCTGGCCGTGCTGTCGCCGGCCGACTACCTGGCCACCGAGGCCAGCTATCGGCAGGTCATGGCCAGCGCTGGGCTGCCGCCCAGCTTCTACGACACGCCCTCGGACTTCGCCAACTGGATCGGTGGCGACGTGTCGCCCACCGAGATCAAGTCCCGGGTGGACCTGGCCACGGCCGCGACGACCGCGGCCGATCCGTACCTGAAGCAGCAGCTGAGCGCCTTCTACGGCGTCGATGACGCCCACCTGACCGCGTACTTCCTGGACCAGACCAAGGCGCTGCCCCTGCTCCAGAAGCAGGAGGCGGCAGCGCAGTTCGGTGCCGAGGCAGCCCGGCGAGGGCTGCTCTCGGACCCCACGCGGATGATGGACTACGTGAACCAGGGGTTCTCCCAGTCCCAGGCGAGCCAGGGTTTCCAGCAGGTCGCGGAGGAGCTGCCGAACCTCCAGGCCCTGGCGGCCCGGTTCGGCACCACGTTCTCGCAGGGCGAGGAAGAGCAGTCCGTGTTCGGCACGGGTGCCGACTCCATGGACAAGAAGCGCTCCCTGGTGAACCAGGAGCGCGCTCAGTTCTCAGGGTCCAGCGGCAACGCCGCAGCCGGCCTCTCGGCCGGGTATCGTGCTACGTAGCGGATAGCTCAGCGCCAGAGCGCCCGGCAGGGACCCTCGCAAGCGAGACCGTCCCGATGGGAAGCCGTCGGTTCAAGTCCGGCTCCGCAGGCAGGGGACGCCCTGCCGCAGCGCCTGGAAGGCCTCCAGGTCCAGCCCTAGCCCTCGACTCCGGTCGGGGGCTTTGCGCTTTCCCCGGCCAGGTACCAGGTGCGCAGCGCAGCCGCTGCGAACAGCGCGGCGATCACGCCGCTGCCGACCCGGCCACTGGTGCCCTGATCGCCGATGACGGCGCCCACTGCGGCGCCGGCGGCGATAACCGCCAGGACGATTCCGATCCAGATCTTCAGTGCCTTCTTCATGTCCCCTCCAGGTCTTGTGTCCGCAGCGTAGCGCTGCGTCATGCCTGATAGCAGGTGCTAGCGCTAAAGCGCTAGCGCTTGGGGCATACTGAGTATGCCCAGGGACGACCGGCGCCTGGGCCGTGAAGTCCGGGAGTGGAGCGCGAATCCCCTGCCCCGGGGGAGTAGCAGGCCACGGAGAACAGGGAGTGCGCAGTGAGCGAGATGTACGGCTTTGGCGAGGAAGAGCAGGGCGAGCCTTCGACCCAGGAGCAGGGACCCAAGTGGTTCCGGACCCACATGGACAAGGTCTCCCAGCAGCTCAGTGAACTGAAGGCGGAGAACGACCGCCTGAAGGACGCCCAGAACCAGCAGGCCGTCAAGGACGCGCTCACCGCGAAGGGCTACGCCCCGCAGGCCGCCGGCCTGTACACGGGCTCGCCCGACAAGCTGGACGACTGGCTCAGCGCCAACGGCGCTGCACTGGCCAAGACCGGCGGCGAAGCCGTCGAGCCGGGTCAGGGCGTGCAGGGCACGCCGCAGACGGTCGTCTCGCCCGAGAGCCAGGCAGCCATGCAGCAGATGGCTTCGGCCGGCGTGGACGGAGTCGCCGCAACGAGCGGCGAAGACCAGCTCAACGCCCGCCTGAACGCGGCGGACTCCCAGGAGGAGTTCAACGCGATCATGCGCGAAGCCGGGAACGTCCGCTTCCGCTGAACCTGCGCTCTCTCTCCCTGACTTCTGCGACGCCCCGAGAGGGTGAGAGACCAAGATGGCGAACGCCTTCACCGACACAACCGCCCTGTCGAACACGGTCCAGACCGCGTACGACAAGTCCTTCCGCTTCGCGCTGCGTTCGCAGCCGCTCTTCCGGTCGCTGGCCGACGTGCACCCCACCGACCTGACCGCGCCCGGCTCCAGCATGGTGCTGGGCATCTGGCAGGATCTGGCCCCGGCGACCACGCCTCTGTCGGAGGACGTGGACCCGGACGCGGTTGCCATGAGCAACCCGACCCAGGTCACCCTGACCATCAACGAGTACGGCAACCCGGTCCTGCGGACCCGGAAGCTGATGCTCACCTCGCTCACCGACGTGGACCCCGCCGCGGCGTCCCAGATCGCCTACAACGCCGCGGACTCCGTGGACATCGTGGTGCAGACCGAGCTGCGAGGCGGCTCGAACCTGATCCAGAAGAAGGCCGGCGCGCAGTCCTACGTCACCAACGCCACGGTTTCCACCGTGGCCACGACCATGGTCGCCACCGACACCTTCGACTCCAAGCTGGTGCGCCTGGCCACGGCCAAGCTGCGCACCAACAAGTCGGTGCCCAAGCGCGGTTCGATGTACGGGGCGTTCATCCACCCCGAGGTCTCCCACGACCTGCGGGCGGAGTCCGGCGCTGCCGCCTGGCGCGACCCGCACAACTACAGCGCCGCCGGCAACATCTGGGCCGGCGAGATCGGCGAGTACGAGGGCGCGTTCTGGATCGAGTCCCCGCGTTGCTTCAACGCGGTGGACGCCGGCACCGGCGACAACACGGTGCGGCGTTTCCGCACCTACGTGCTGGGCCAGGAGGCCCTGGCCGAGGCCGTGGCGGAAGAGTTCCACGTCGTGGCCGGTCCCATCGTGGACAAGCTCGGCCGGTTCCGGCCGCTGGGCTGGCTGGGCATGGCGGGCTGGAAGCGGTTCCGCGAGCCCAGCCTGATCCGCATCGAGACTTCGTCCTCGATCGACTTCAACTGATCCATGACCACGTGGACGCTCCGGCCCCCGGTTGTGACCGAGGGGCCGGCGTCCTGGGACGACCGGCTGTTCCTGCGGGTGAAGCTGGACCGCGGGGTCTCCATCCTGGAGGGCCCGCCCGGCTCCTTCCGCCTGGCACGGTTCCCCACCCAGGACGAGATCGCAGCCAGTCAGCCGCACTTCTTCATGGGCGGCCATGAGTACGAGGTCGATGACGCCCTGAAGGCGTCCCTGATCGCCTCGGGCGTCGTGAGCGACGCCAACTTCAGCACGGTCCAGCGCGGTTTCGGCGGTGGCCTGTTCGGCGCAGGGGGGTATGGCGGATGACGTTCACCCAGATCCCTGCCGGGACCGCGGGATGGGACGTGCCGCTGAACGCGGCGCTCCAGGACCTCCAGAACCAGGAGACCTCGCACCTCGCCGCAGGCGACCCGCACGGGGACCGTGCGTACACCAACGCGCAGCTGTCGGCTGCCGTGTCCTTCGAGGTCGCGCGGGCGGATGCCGCCTACGCGCAGACCACCGACGCCCGCCTGAACGGCATGGGCGGCGCCTGGGTCTTCAACGTCAAGAACTACGGCGCCAAGGGTGACGGTAGGACCGTCACCGACGGCGCCATGACCAGTGGCTCCGCCACCCTGACCTCCGCGACGGCCGGCTTCACGTCCGCCGACGTGGGCAAGGTCATCCAGGTCAAGGGCGCAGCCGCCACGGGCGTGACCACCTTGGTCACGACCATCAGCGCCTTCACGAACTCCACCACGGTCACGCTGGCGGCCAGCGCCGCCACGACCGTGAGCAGCGCCCAGGTGATG